CCAAAATCGATTTGCTCAGTGTTACAAATCCGAATTGCGGGTTGCTCGCTGCCATGCGGTGTCGGTCACAATCGCATACGATCGCATCGCGACCGAAGGACTGTTCCCGATCCACTGAGCGGCAGTCGCGAGCCCATACTGCTCGATAAGTTCCGTTTCGCGGGTGGCTCGCATGGAATGCCACAGGGCAGGCCATGGCTCGGCACCGATGCGTTGGAGGAGATCGACGAATCGCGAGGTGATCGCGGCATGGCTGAGGCCGATCAGATCGCGGCAGAGATCGCCTGGATCGTGCCGGGATAGGGTGCTGGCAATCTCTGGAAAGATTGGAATGTCGCGTTCGGTGGATCGCTTGGTATCGAGGATTCGGATCCGCTTGCGGGTGGTGTCGATGTGCGACCAGGTCAATCCCCGCAGTTCGCTGGACATGCGGATTCCACCGAAGCGAGCGAGAGCGACAACGACCGCCAGCTGGGGATCATCACAGGCATCGAGCGCGCGATGGATCACCTCGGCAGGCACGAACTGCTTTTCGCGGATGGCGATGGCGGTCGACAGGTGGCGGGCTGGGTTGTCGGTGATCCACTTGCGATCGATGGCCCAGCGAAAGAACGCTCGCCAGTTTTTGGCGATCTTGCCGCGAGTGCTGGAAGATGCGTCGATCGTGTCATAGATCGAATCGATGATCTCCGGTGGGACGGCATCGAGGCGACGGTTTCCGACGTTGTCGCGGAGGAAATCAAGGGACAGGGAGATCGAGGACCATGTCGAGTCGGCGGTCTCGGCACGTTTGGCGTGGAGATACTCATCGATCGCGGCACTGACGGTTTTGGCTGCTCCGGTGAGGGCTCGCAGCTTGGAACGGATGTCGGGGGCGATCCGATCGAGCCAAAGACTGGTCGAGCGTGGAATAGGGAGATCGGCAGTCTGTGCGGCGATGATCTCGTCGGCGTGACGCTGGATCGCGATCGCTTCGGGCTCGGTGATTTTACCTAGCCAAATGGATCGGCGACCGGCAGCGGTGTAGACGCGGAGTCGCCATCCCTCGCGCGTCTTTGTCTCATGCGTCAGGCTGGACATCGTATTCGCTGAGCAGGTTGGCGAGGGTCGTCTCGGTCAATCCAATCGACGATAGGAAGACGCGAGCGCGTGCATCGGACCATTCGCCCGAGGATCGTTTGGCGAGTGCGTCGTCGATCGCTTTCATGTTGCGATTGAGTTGCTGGCGAGAAATGTTCGCGAACTCGCCAGTCGGAGCCATGGCGGGATCAGCCGCATCGACCGAGTCGGGTGATTGGGTGGCGTCGCTTGGAGCGTTTGAAGTAGGGGGTTGGGGCTGAATGGAGCTCGCGGCCTCGATGGCGCGCGGGTCGACCCATCCCTCCTGACGCAGCTGCTCGGCGTGCGACTCGGGGTCGATGTCTTGCTCGATGAGGTACTGCTGACGAGTTTTGAGGCCCGCATCGATGAGCTTGATGTTTGCGTCCGCGTTCTCGTTGGGGTCGACGTCTTTGTTCGGTGGCCATCGCCAGACGTGCGGAATTTCCTCCATAGGTTCAAGGGCGGGCAAGTACCCATCGAGCATGAGGGCCTCGTCGAGCCACCACTCAAAGATCCGATCGAGGCACTCGATTTCCCAGTGCGATCGCTCGACGGCGATGGCTTCGTAATAGGTCTGATGGTCGAGCCGACCAGAGCTGTAGTTGTACTGCGAACTGTCGGCGCGGGCTTTATTGCTCGGCATGTGAACGCAGCGAGCGATTTCGTTGAGGATCGCGTTGCGGAATCCCTCGTAGGATGTCGTTGGTTGCTCGGGTTTGAATTGCTGCATCTCCCAGCCTTGGGGCAGGGAAACCATCATGCCGCGATCGATCTGGACAAAATCGAAAGGGTCAATGTCGTCGACGCCGTTGGTGCTGGAGTCGAAGGCGTTCGATTGGGTCTTGAGGATGGCGGAAAAGTCGGCTGCATTCTCGGCGGCAGTGATCACGGCGAGCGTGTAGCGACGGAGCTGGGCAAACAGTGGCAGGGCCGGAGTCATCTCGGGAATCCCACGTTGCTGACCAGGTCGCTCGGCACGGAATAGGTGGATGATGTCATCGGGGTCAATCGTGTCGTACTCGTACGCGAGCGTCGGCCAAACGTCGCCCGGGTGACCGCGCAGGATGTGGTATTCAATCGGAATACCGAAATCATCAAAGACGATGCCGTCGACTCGATTGGGGAGCCCATCGGCAAAATTTGGCGTTGCGAGCTGGTCGCATTCGACGAGACGTAGGTCGAGCTTTACCGCGTTTTTGCTGCGGCGGTTGGTGCCCTTGAGGAGGATGGTCTCGCCGTCGATGATCTTGTTCAAGCGTGCGGTGCGTAGCTTCGATGCGAGGCGTACGTCTTTGCACCACTTGCGCCATCGCTGCTCGATCATGCGCGAGGCTGATGTGTCCGGAAGCATGCACTGGAGGCTGGGACCGGTTGAGATGGTGTCGTTTGCGAGGGTGAGCGATATGCCTTTGCCAAAGGAGTTGTTCTCGAGGACCTCGTAGCGGGATCGCTGGCGCAGGGTTTTTCGAACGCTGACGCTGTTGGCCGAGTTGGCTGAGAGGCTGTCGGCCCATCGCCAGTGCTTGGATCCCTCAGTGGTCTCGGCCGCGGCATCGTACGAGGCGGTCAGGCTGTCGCGTTGTCGAGCACGTTCGGCGATGCGGCGAGCGGCGGCGAGTGCTTTGCTGTCGATGGGTTTGCCATGTTGGTCAAGAAGCGGCATTTTGATCTCGTTTGGTAATCCAGAGGAAATAGACGAGGACACCCAGGCCGAGGATCAGAGACGCCATCGACCCAGAAATGAGGCCCGCGAGGATGAGGATCCACGCGGCCACGATGCCGAAATGCCGATAGGTCGCCGCAGCGAATGCGGAGACGATGGCCGCGATGATCTTTGCGAGCAGCGTCTGCATGTTATGAGCCTCGCGAGGATCCTGGGATCATTTTCGTAAACAGGACTCCTCGACGAGGCTTGGAAGAATTCCCCTCGGCGATCGCCGTTTGGGCGTCGATCAACTCGGAGACGGGGCGGTTCGTGACCGTGACACCGTCGACCGAAACCGAACTGGGTGCCGCAGCTGCATCGGCGATCTGTTGGTCGGTGACCTCAGCCATCTTTTGATTCTCCTGCTTGGAATTTGGCGAGACGATCCATCGCGCGAGCTTTGCGACGATCGATCTCGGCCTGGCGTAGTGATTCGGCGATGATGCGGATGTCCTCCTCCAGCTCTGAATCAATTGGAGCCGAGGTAAACATGGCTGGGATCGAGACCGGGGCAGATGCGGGACCCTTTTTGGGCTTCCACATCAGGGCGACACAGACGAGAGCGACAAGTAAGAACAAAAGGATTCCCCAAATCATGATCGCATTACCTTCCACAAAACAACGAGGCAGAGCATTACAAAGGTGAGTGCGCAGAGCATGACCAGCAACGCCTCGCCTGGGTTCCAGAGCCAATAGAGAATCGACTCGACAGGATTTTTCGGACTGGGTTTGATGAGCGGAAAGAGCTTGTCGCGATCCGGGTTGAGGAGTGGCTCGCGGCTTGATTCGGAGGGCTTCGTCTCCTCGGTGGTTTCCTTGGCCGGTGTGTTGCGAATCTCCAGTTGCTGATGGTATGCGGACTGCATTGCTGCGTAGATTCCGGCTGCAGTCGAGGGTATTTCCGATTGCGATACAGCCCATACGGAACCACCATCGGGATCAGTGAAAAGTATTGCGGGGAATGTCGCGATGGGGACCCATTCAAGGTACCGAGCTTTGAAGAGTGGGTTGTCTTTCGTGTAGACGTTGAAATCCGTAGACTTGCGAAGTTTCTGTAGGCTGGGGTCCGTATTCCATTTCTCGAGCAGTTGCTGAGATGCTGCGTCGAGTCCAACGAATAGGCTGATCGAATACTTTGGAGCCACCGGGAGAGAAACCAGTTTGCTCGGTTTTTCCGGGGTCGGCTGCGGAGCTGCAGGCTTGCGTTGGGAAAAGGGCAGGCAATCTACGCAGACGTCTTGCCGCTTGATCTCGCGGAGCGCTGTTTCGTTGATCTGCATGGCTTGCGCCTGGGCCTGTGTGGTGTCGTAATTGATTCCCCCAGGCTGATAGTCGGGCGAAAATACCATGTCAGGTCGATTTTCCTTGACCGTCATTAGCCATCCGCCAATAGCTGCAAATCCAATCAGCAAGATCGACGCTGTTATTTTTGTCTCGTTGCTCATTATCCTATTCCTCGAACATCTCGTACGATTTCCATGGCG